GTCTTCCTCCGACAATAGCGGCGAGATGGATCACTAAATCAAAGTGTGTATTGGGATTTAGTCTGAAAAAATTCCTACAATCATTTCCATCTTTTAAATCTACACCAAAAATTTCATGTTCAGAATATTTACGCATAAAGTATTTACCAACAAATCCTTTATGACCAGTAATTAAAATTTTCATACTAACATATCCTCTTCATAAATCGAATTGTGTATCCAAAGATCATCTACATGAAAATGTCTATCATAAATTTCTTTGATTAGTGTGTATCCCTTCGAAGTCAATATCTCTCTAGAGATATTCTTATTTGAACTCCTAAAATCGTCAACTTCAAAGGTAATAACACTAAAACTATAAGTACATTCTAAAACTCTATATAAACATTCTAAAGTGATTTCCGGTGGTTCCAAATCTAATGATAGATAATCTATCATTTTCGGAAAATTACTTTTATTTAATAAATCCTCATAATCAATTTTTGTTGCATCGTGTAAAATGAATTGAGTGTTTGGTCTATTTTCTGCCCAACCAAATTTAAATTTTTCATCATATTCGATTGCTATGCCTTTCCAATCCCTTTCTTTTTCAAAGAAATATGTATTATTCATGTTATTAAAATAACAAGCGCCTAAATCTAAAAAATAACCTTGTCTTTTTTGTTTCAATATTTTATCGACATATTGATCTTGTTTTAACTGTGACCAATAATTCATCACATTTCTCCAGCTAATATCATATCATTTAATCTATTGACATAGGTATGTTTTTCTTTGACCATTTTCATCTGACGTAGGATCAAATCCTTCGTATTTGGATCACTCTGCATTCTATTACTAATCTCAAAAAGCTCTCTCGGATCACTTGAATATGCTGCCTCTTCATCAAAAAACTTATAAACCGAGGGAGAATTAGTAATCACTAGTTGACCATAACTACAATTTTTTATAGAACGACATGGAATATATTCATTAGCTAGATGATTTTTAGGACGAATATCGATTGGTAAATAAGACTTTGAAACAGCTTCACGAATCTGCTCAACTGTTAATGGATTTTTGTGTGGATCATTGTGAATAAACTGTATATTATTTTTCACGCACTCTTCAGCGAATGGAATAACATAACTTTCATTACCATCATCTTGATTTCCCCATCCTTTGCTTATTGTTCCTCCAAAAAAAGCAAATTTTGGTTCATGAAAAGGAACGAATCTTTTATCAAAATCTATTTCGTTTGGTAAAATATCTGTTGCCCAAATCGAATAAAAATTATCATAATGTTCTCCTCTCTCATAATACGAAGTGCCATCATTTATCTTAATATAATTTTCTGGTTGAAAAATATAAGCATAATTTTTATCAGGAATCCCATTCATTCCCCAATTATTAGCAAAACGGAAATCAATTAACTTGGCAACTTTGTCTAAATACATTTCTGCGCCGGGATTGCCCTCGACGGGTCCTTTATTTCCCAGGTAGTGTACAATATAAGTTGCCGTTTTGTTTAGTGGCATATTATTGCTAATTCCGTTTTGAAACACAAGCCACTGCTCGGTAATAACTAAGGCATTATCAAAAAAATCATTGGTTATATTATCTCGATTATCTAACCAGTATATCGGATGTCCGAGATATTTTCCAGCGCGATATATTGCTTCATGAATAAATCCATGTGTGTGACCCGTATCCAACTTTGCTCCCCACACAATAATCTTACTAAATTTCATTTTATTTCCTTATTAAGAACCATGCATTATTTTCCACAAAGTTTAGTTTCAAGTCATCTCTCTCCATAGAAGAAATAAAATCATCTACAGCTTTGTGAACGGAGGGCAAATTTATATCATGACCAGCAAAGATACCACCAAATTTAACTTTAGACCAATACGATTCACAATCTTTCAATGTTGCTTCATAACTATGATCACCATCAATAAAAATAAAATCTAATGATTCATCTTTTAATTTTTGAGAAAACGTTGCACTACTCTCGAAAACGAAAGAAACTCTGTCTTCAAATTTGGACAATCTCTCAATACAACGCTGTTTCGTTTCTTCTTGCCTTTCTTGTGTGAGTCTAGTTCCATCCCAATCAACGAATGATGGATAAGAGTCTACTGCAAAAATCTTAGAAATGTTTGGAAGATTCCTCAAAAAATATTCTGTTGTAAATCCATGACACACTCCAATTTCACATCCTATTAGACTATTTCCCAATTCTTTTAAATGTAGCACTAATCCTTTACCGGAAATAGTATGTTCTTGTGATCCATATTCTATCTGTTTATCTACCCACTCGATTGCATTTAAATGATCATAAGGATCACCGGATTTTATAATTGTAGAAGGCGCGGTGTTAATAATAAATTCTTCACTCATATTTTTTCTCTATAATATTTTTCCATTCTGGAACTCTGTCATATTGATGCACCATTGAAAATGGTGTTCCGCTTGAAGTACAAACAATATCATCCTTCAGGATAGGAACATTCTCAATCAGTTTATTTCCATATTTTTCTTGAATTTGTGGACCTGTAGTCCCTAATTGTGCGGCATATCCATCCTCAGACATAGCAAAATTTGTAATTTCACGATAACTTTTCATTCCCAAAAGAACATTTAATGCTGCTTGATCTGGTCCACCACCGCCCTCGATAAAGTGATTTGTTCCGTTACATGCCAAGAATATATTCAAGAACAAATCCAGCATAGTATCAAATTCTCCAGAAATAGTTCCGGCATTAAAAATTAATTTATGTTTGTATTCTTCATGAACGGAAGGTCCAAATGATTTGAGAAGATTATTATTTCCCCATTCTTCATTTTCATATCGAATAGATTCACAAGCCACATTAATTTTTTTATCACCAATATTATTTTCTAGCCAAGTAGAAGGATTAGTTTGAAAAATAACATCTTTTACATCAGTGGAAAAAATATATCTATACTGTTTTCTAAACTGTTTCAAAAATAACCATTGATGAAAAAATCTCTCCACTACTATTGAAAAATTTTGCTTGTATTCTAAAGTTCGTTTTTCATCATTTTTATGAAAACCGAATATAGTAAAGCCTTTTTGAGATATTATCTCACAGGTATCATAATCAACATTATAACAAATCATCACTTTATCGCCAGAAAAACCGGATCGTTCTAATGAATTAATCCAGTATTTAATTTTATCATAGTTATAATTAGTAATGCAACCAACGATCAAATCTTTCATAACAAACTCCAGTTTATTGTCCCGGCGTATCCTTTTTATATCTATTAACTAAATGTTTTGTTCCCCATTGTCCTGCGCCGGCGACAGGTAAAATATCAGGATGTGGAGATTTCTTTTCTTCACTCACACTTTTATGTAGTTTAACTCCAGTGACTTTCTGAACTAAATCCCATGCTTCTTTATGATTTTTATTTTTTACATGATTATCAAAAGTTTTTTTCTGATCACTAGTTGCATGTTTTTTAAATTTAATTAGTTCCATAATACCAATATTACCAGCATATGCTGCTTCATGTAACACTTCAAATTGTTTAAAGGTATACATTACTTACTCCAGTTTTTCTGTGCAGTAAAGTTTAGATGACTAAATTCTAGTCTATCAACTAGTTTAACTGCATTTCCTTTTAGTTTATCAACCGCAACGAAGCCTTCTGGATTAGTAATTTTATACCCATCCTCGGTTTGAACAAAGGTGTTTGTCACTTGTTTTATCTGTTGAAGCTTTTTGATGATCATATTTTTAGCATCAACTAATAGGTTTTGTAATGTGAATATTGCAACCAAATCGGAGTTGTTTCCTCTGTAGAATCGTACTAACTCATTTTTTTCTGCCATTCTTTTTTCTCTGGTATCTTTCTTCTTAGCAGATAAAATTTCTTTATTGAGTTTATCTTCGACCCATTTAGTCAACTCAACAGCATGTGACACCGGACTAGTTATTTTTTGCCCTGAACGAACTTTGGTGTTATTAAATGTTTTAATTTGAGTTTGTATAATGTCTGATGCAGCAATACGATTCATCGTTAAAGAATTGATTCTAGAAAATACAGTGCCTGCTTGAGATAGGATAGATGTAATTTGTTTCGTTTCTTCTTTAGTAAAAGTTACTGTACCTGATGCATCAATGAAGTATGCATCTCTAAACCAAACATCTTTTGTTCTAGTCAAATTATTAATATCGATGTTGAATGATGCTTTTAACGATTCTATAGTTTTGCCTGTATATGAGGTGTGAAATACTATCCCCATCTTAGCTGCTTTCATCGATTTAGCCAATTTGCTTTCGACTGGTACAGCATAGACAATCGTATTAGGTTTAAATGTCAAATACATTTGCCCATCTATTTCTTTTTCTGCTTCTCCTAAATCATCTTCACCAAACATCATATCACCTTGAAGGATACCCTTTATTCCTAGTTTAGGCAGATATGTGAGTGCAGTTTTGAGTTTTTTATTCAATCCTTCACCTGGATGATTTCTATCGATATCTTCATCAGTATAATTTAGCTTTGCATCAACATTAAAAATGCCTTTAGTTGCAACGAAGAATTTTCCGTTTTCTGGATTAATACCCGCGAAGACTGCTGGAGCGCCATCCCATTTTGTTGTGACATTTACTTTCGAATCTGCATTGCCTGCAAGCATATCTCTTAAAGAGCGTAAAAAATTAATGGCATCTCTAGCACCAGGAACACCACGATTGATCACCTCGTCCTCGATATGTTCCAAGTGAACATTCTTTCCTTCTTTGGCTGATTCGTTTAGGAAGTCTCTGAAATTCATAATTGTACTATTACTCCAGTAGCTGGTACTTTATCCGTGACAACTATACGACCAGCACTATCACCTCTAGAAGGCGATTTGCCGTAAACTTTTGGTGTTCCATCTTTATCTTTCGCATCAGGATCAAATCTTTGATCTTCTCTTCTAGCCCTTAGTCTAAAATACAAATCATGTGTCTTGGCGAATTCTTCGGCTTCAGTCAAAGATCCATTCAAAGTTAAAACATTTTTTTT